TAACGCCTTAGTGTTCAGGGACTTTAAAGTACCCAAAGAAAATCTAATCAGTCTAGAGGATGGAAACGGACTTACGGTTGCCTATCATGGGTTGAATCTAGGCAGGGTGTCGTTGTGTGCCAATGCTTCTGGATGCATGAAGGCCATGCTGGAATCAATGCTTCCTTGGGCTAGCTACAGGTCAACGTATGGACAGCCCATCAAAAATAGAGAGCTTGTTCAGGATAGAATTGCCAGACTGGCTGGATATATACTATCATCTGATGCCTTGGTGGCTTGGTGCTCTGGCCTTATAGATAAAGGCTATCGAGGAGAGCTAGAGTGCATCATAGCAAAAACTTTTGGATCTGAATGCCAAAAGGAAGCTGCTATTGACCTGTGTATGAAAACCCACGGTGGGAGATCTTTTCTAGGAGGTCATATTATTGGAGATAATATTTACGACCTTTTGGCCCCCCTGATCTATGAGGGGGAGGGCGACATGCTTAATATGGCGTTCTTCAAAAGTCTAGTAAAAGATCACGGAAAAACTTATTTCGAACCAGCAGGAAAGCTTATGGCTGAGTTGGGAAAAAAGAGTCTTTCTCCTAAAGATATGATTAAAAATTATGAAGTTTTTGTTCCATACGCTAAGTGGCTTTTCACGGAAGTGACAACCATGAAGAGCGGAGTACGCCCCATAGGGTTTAACAAGAGCCTAGTCCACCATGCCAACTTCGCTATCAAAAATTTGCAAAGTTCGGCTTGGGAGATAAGCAGCCTCATGCGTAAGTATCAACTGAAGTTAGCTGATAGGCAATGTCGCATGTCTATACTTTCTAGGAAAATCCAACACCTAATCACAATGATGGTTACGGTTTGTTATGCTTTTGCTAAGGCTGATACTACGACAGCGCTTATAGCGGATGTCTCTTGTGAGAATCTAAAAAATAAAATTACCGGCAACCACCCCACAGATAAACAGATCAGAAAAAGCGTTAACCTTGGAGCGATATTGACTAGCCAATATGGAGACAACGATCTCGATTCCATACTTATGAGATACAATGACTAGACATGAGAATAAAAGTTGGTGGAAAATACTGGGAGCTAAGCTTTAGGAAGATGCGTGGCGATTATCTAGGAAGGTGTGACGCTCCCGATACCCACGGAAAGAAAATACGCATATCCAAAGACCTTGAGAAATTAGAGGAATTAGATGTGATATTACACGAATTGCTACATGCGGCTGACTGGCACAAGGATGAGGAGTGGGTCGAGCAAACTGCGTCAGAGATTTCTCATGTTCTTTGGAAGCTAGGGTGGAGAAAAATAGATGAAAGAGATAGATGAGGCGTGGCTGGGTTTGGATATACCCGATGGAGAAATCTTTAATCCCGCTTCTACTCTAAGTATACGTGATGAGGATTTTCATCTTAAGCTCACATGGCTGATGACTAAGCCAGAGTATTTTTCGTTTATGTGTAAGCACATACTTAATGTACAGCTATTACCATCTCAGGCTTTAATGCTCCATGAATTGTGGCATCGCAAGTTTCCTATCCTGATTGCTAGTCGTGGCTTTGGTAAGTCTTTCATGTTGTCTTTGTATGCTTTGCTGCGCGCCCTTTTGCTGCCTAAGCGAAAAATTGTAGTTGTTGGCGCTGCTTTTCGGCAGTCTAAAATCCTGTTTGAATACATGGAAACTATCTGGAGAAATGCGCCAATTTTGCGTGATATATGTACCAATACTAGTGGCCCACGTCGAGATGTAGACCGTTGCACCATGAGAATTAATGAAAGCACCGTAACCTGCCTACCTCTTGGCGACGGACAAAAGATTCGTGGTCAACGCGCTAACGATATTATTAGTGATGAGTTTGCTTCTATTCCACGAGATATTTTTGAAACGGTTGTTGCCGGGTTTGCCGCCGTAAGTGCGGACCCTATAGATAATGTAATACGGGTAGCAGCCCAAGAAAAGGCGGGAGAGCTTGGACTAGAATTTGAAGTATATAATGACTCAGACTCTATACAAATGATGCCTAACCAGATTATTATTTCGGGTACGGCCTACTATGACTTTAACCATTTTGCTGTATACTGGAAGAGATGGAAATCGATTATTAATAGCCGTGGAGACAAAGGAAGGCTTAAGGAGGTCTTCAACGGAGAAGATCCTCCAGAAAGTTTCGATTGGAGAGAGTACTCAATAATACGCATACCTTATGAGCTTTTACCTAAAGGATTTATGGATGACTCTCAGGTGGCTAGATCTAAGGCTACTGTACATACTGGCATTTATCAGATGGAATATGGGGCATGCTTTACTAGAGACTCTCAAGGGTTCTTTAAAAGATCGCTAATTGAATCATGCGTTGTTAGTTCAGAGAACTTGATAAAAGACTATCAAGATAATAGTATACATTTTGAAGCTAGCCTTATAGGAAATCCTAAGATAAGGTACATATATGGTGTAGATCCAGCATCTGAGATAGATAATTTTAGTATCGTAGTATTGGAACTTCATCCAGACCATAGGCGTATAGTCCACTGTTGGACGACTACTAGATCAGATCATAGAGAGCGAGTCAAGAAAGGGTATTCTAGGGAGACAGACTTCTATGCATATTGTGCAAGAAAAATTAGGGATTTAATGAAGCTGTTTCCATGTGAGCATATTGCCATGGACGCTCAAGGCGGCGGCATTGCCGTTATGGAATCTTTGCATGATATAGATAAAATACAAGAAGGCGAGATTGCCATATGGCCAGTTATAAATCCAGACAAAGAGGCTGATACAGATGATGAGCGCGGTCTACATATTTTAGAGATGTGTCAATTTGCTAAATATGATTGGCTGTCTGAGGCAAACCATGGCCTCCGCAAGGACTTTGAAGATAAGGCTTTATTGTTTCCATTTTTTGACGCTGTTAGTTTAGGGCTGTCTCATAGCGATGATAATATTAAGAGCAGGATGTTCGACACCTTGGAGGAGTGTGTCATGGATATCGAAGAACTTAAGGATGAGCTTTCAATGATTGAAATGAGCCAAACCCCCAGTGGGCGTGACCGATGGGATACTCCTGAAGTGATCATAGGAAAAGGAAAGAAAAGTAAGATCCGTAAGGACAGGTACTCGGCTTTGCTTATGGCAAATATGGCCTCAAGAATTTTACAGAGAACGCCTACGCCGGAAGCGTATGAATTTTATGGTGGCTTTGCGGAGTACGGTGGAAAGTATAAATCAAAAGAAGGTGAGAAGTTTTTTTCAGGCCCCAATTGGTTTACTGACGGTATGAAAGATGTGTACTAGATTGTGTATAATTATGATAACAGTTCAATTCCATTCCAATTGTTTTTATGGGTGAAATAAAATGAGTGACGACAAAGGATTGATTACGTGGTCTGACGAGGAAAGTAAAGCTCATGCCATGGAAGAGTTTGCAGAGAGCATTGATGCGTATAGTGGAATTAATAAGTCGCGTGGCAGTCACTATACTAGCTTCACCAATGTAGAAGATCGTCGCAGCGTTAGACCTCCTTTTACGAGGAGTGATTATCATGCTTTTCGACCAGACGAAGAGATCCCTACCCAGCAAAAGCGCATCATAAGGATGTGTATGGATGCATACGACAAGGTGGGAATTATACGAAATGTAATCGACTTAATGGGAGACTTTGGAAGTCAAGGAATTAATCTTATCCATGAGGACAAAAGCGTAGAGAAGTTTTACCAACACTGGTTTAAGAGAGTCGATGGTAAAGAAAGGTCAGAGCGTTTTCTAAATAATATCTATCGGGCTGGCAATGTGATTATGTATCGCAGTAATGCTCAGATTACACCAGAGCTTAAAAGATATATGAAAACGCTTGGTAGTGATATTAAAATCGATCTACCGGCCATTGAGGAGAATGTTATTCCTTGGAGATACAATTTCTTCAACCCGCTTACCGTTGATATGAAAGACGGAAAAATGGCATTGTTTATGGGTAAGAAAAACTTTACCATTACCGCAAAAACCTTTCATGATAACTTTAAGAGTGGAGATATCCCTGCTCACATCTTAGATACATTACCGCCAGCCGCCAAGAAAGCTATCAGGCGAGGGGATAAAGTTATTCCCCTTGATCCAGACAGATTGATAATAGCATACTACAAGAAGGACGACTGGTTGCAGTGGGCCAAGCCAATGATTTATGCTATCTTGGATGATATTGTAATGCTTGAAAAGATGCGCCTTGCCGATATGTCTGCTTTGGATGGGGCTATCTCAAATATTCGTCTTTGGACTTTGGGAAATCTTGAACACAAGATTCTGCCAAACAAGGCGGCAATCAATAAGCTTAGAGATATATTGACCAGCAATGTTGGCGGTGGCACCATGGAATTGGTTTGGGGTCCAGAGCTTAGCTTTACGGAGTCACATAGCGAAGTATATAAGTTCTTGGGTTCTGAAAAATATTCAGCCGTGCTTAACAGCATCTATGCAGGACTTGGCGTTCCACCCACTCTTACCGGACTCGCTGGTCAAAGCGGTGGATTTACCAACAACTTTATTTCTCTAAAAACCTTGGTCGAGAGGCTACAGTATGGAAGAGATCTATTGGTCAAGTTTTGGCAAAAGGAAGTTGAACTTGTAAGAAGGGCCATGGGCTTTAGAAAGCCAGCCTACGTACATTTTGATCAGATGAATCTTTCTGACGAAACGGCTGAAAAGAATCTCTTATTGCAATTAGCAGATCGAGATATTATTAGTCATGAGACTTTACTTGAACGATTCAGTGAAATTCCGGGGGTAGAAAAAATTAGACTAAAACGAGAAATCAAACACCGGGATAGAGACGACGCTCCTGAAAAAGCTGGCCCATTCCATAACGCTCTGCGTGACCATGATCTACAGAAGATTGCTTTGCAGCAGGGCGTGGTTACGCCTGAAGATGTGGGAGTTGAAACTACTTTGGATTCAAAAGAGTTAATAGATAGGAAGTTTCCTAAACCTCAACCGGCAGGTCCATCTGGTGGTCCACCAGAGAAAAAGAAAAATAGTGAAAATCCTGACGGCGGTAGGCCAAAGTTTTCTAATGACAAAGAACCAAGAAAGAAGCGTGTTGATAAGCCAAAGTCAAAGCCCGGCCTTGCCGAGTTGGTTGTGTGGACTGAAGAAGCTTTTCAGGCAGTTTCTGAAGTTGTTAATGCTGCCTTCTTAGATGTCAAAAATAAAAAGAACTTAAGACAGCTTACGAAATCTGACGTGGCCGATCTAGAAAAGTTAAAGCTAGATGTTTTCGCCAACTTGGAATTATTGTCGCCTATAAGCACAAGTACTATCCACGATGTTCTTGTGAGTGGCTCTCAGGTTCCGCCAGACTTTAAAAAGATGCTTGACGATCAGGGGGTTAATCTGCAAAATATGAACATTGAACCCTATAGAAAGCACGCAATAGGACTGTATCTCGAATATCTGGGCTACTGAGAAAGTCACGATTTACAATATTGAAAATAATTCGTGTATATATTGTTAGAGACTATCATGATAAAAAAAATCACAATATACGAACAAGAAACACAAGACGGCGTTGCCGGTCTAGTGTCAGAATCTAACAGTGTCGCATACTGTACCCAAGCCAGTGTGACCCTTAAGGAAGATTTTGACACAGGTAAGATCAATAAAATTCTCAGTGGTAAAAGTAACCCTGATCAGATTGATCTATATTACTTAGAGTCTGTTCTGGTGACCACCGGGTGGAATAAAAATGATGACGTTTTTGAGCCTGCGGTTGCTTGGGTTGCCAGAAATACACCAGAAGATAAACAGTTTAACTTTATGCACGATGAGAATGATATCATCGGTCATATTACTGGTAGTTATGTGCTGAACGAGTTGGGGGAACGGATCGTTGGGGACACCGAACCTCCTAGCCAGTTCGACATTATAACTGAGGCTGTATTATACAATAGCTGGACGGAGCCAGCTAATAGAGAAAGGATGCAGCATTTAATTGCTGAGATGGAGGAAGGAAAATGGTTCGTCTCAATGGAGTGTTTGTTTGCCGGTTTTAATTATGCCCTTATTGACCCCGAGGGAAAATCACAATTGGTACAACGAAACGAGACTTCAGCTTTTCTTACTAAGCATTTGCGTGCTTATGGTGGAACGGGTGAATACGAAGGACATAAGGTTGGGAGAGCTTTGCGAGATATTGCTTTTTCTGGAAAAGGTCTGGTTTCTAAGCCTGCCAATCCTAGGAGTATTATCTTTAATTCTAGTAAGGCTTTTCTTGTTGAAGATAACGACATACTTACCAATATTTCGATAGGAGATGTTAAAATGTCAGAAAATTCAAATCTGTTAGAGAAGCAGGTTGCTGATCTTCAGGCTGAACTCACTGCCGCTAAGGAAGAGAATTCAGCTATGAGACAGAATATCGAAGGGGCAAAAGATAAAGAGTTTGCCGCAACGGTTGAAGCTTTTGAAGCTTCTGTAACTGAAAAAGACATGGCGATTGCCGGTCTTGATGAAGCGATTAAGGCGACTCAGGCCAAAATTGCTGGGCTTGAAGACGAGCTTGCTCAAAAGAACGAAGAGCTTGTTGAGACTGTTCAAGCTATCGATGCCATGAAGCAAGCAGAAAAGACCCAAAAACGTCTTGCCAGCTTGGTTGATGCTGGATTCAACAGCGACGAGGCTGAGGAATCTTTGGCTCTTTATGACGCACTTGATGATAAAGCTTTTGAAGCTATCATGACTCAATGGACTCAGAAAAATACGGTAGAAGAAGTTGTGGCAGAAGATGCCGTGGCCGAAAATACTGATGAGGCTGCTGAAGAAGATACGACTGTCGATGAAGCTGAAGCAGAAGTGTCAGAAGAGATTTTCGATGAAGTAGAGTCTGCCGAGGCAACTCTAGTTGATGCAGTCGAAGAAGGGGACGAACTACAGTCTACCCGCGCCCAAGTGGCCGAGTGGCTTGAAGAGAACGTTCTTAACAAGTAAAAAATTATCATAAATAGGAGACTTTAAAATGGCTCTAAAAGCAGACAGATACGAGCTTCAAACTGATATCAGCTTCTTTTATGACGCTGATCCGGTTACTCGGGGTGGAGTAGTTTGTCACGGCACAGCTGGCTCTGGTTCTGCAATGGATCAGGGTGTTGCCCTTGTAGAATACGTGACAACTATTGCAAGCACTAAGGTGCCCGTTGGTATTCTTATGAACGATGTGGTTAACAAGGATCTAACTCGAACCCATCTAAACCACTTC